ATGCAGTTTAATCTAAGGAGAATATTTGGCGCTCCTTCAGATAATCCTCTAAATACTGAAGAATCTGATTTTAAAATAATGGCTAAGCAAGAGTTAGCCGATACTGAAAGATATCTTGCTAAATTAAAAATACAACTTAAAGAAGCACAATACGTTCTTAAAAATGAAAGAATAAAATTATTTACTTTACCATCTGAAAAAAGAGAAGACCAAGAAAAAAGAGGTGGTTACTTTGCTAAACAAGCTAAAGAATTAACAGATAAATCTAACGAAACTGGATTAGGTGCTTTTTTAATGAAGGATGCTAAGTCTAGAATTATATCTTATGATGCAGAGGAGAAAAAAATAAAAGAATTATCACAGGCTTACGAGAATTTTGCTAATATGTTAGCTAGTAATTTAACATCTGGAATTATGGATGTATTTGCTGCTTTTGAAGAAGGAACAAATCCTTTAGAAGCAATTGCAGATATGTTCTTAAATATAGCTAAATCAATAGCAGCAGCCATACTACAAGCAGTAATATTTCAAGCAATACTTACTGCATTTCCAGAACTTAAAGCACTTTTTGCTGCTAGTGGTGCATTACAAGGTGCATTTGGTGGTAAAAGGTTAGCTGAAGGTGGTATAACAAATGGTGCGTCTATTGCTATGATTGGAGAAGCTGGTCCAGAAGCAGGTTTACCATTAAGTAAATTAAATACTTTTATGCAAACTTCTTTTAATGCAGGAGCAATGAGTGGAAGCGGTTATAATACAGGTGGAACTAATGTAGCGGTTTTAAGAGGTCAAGACCTTTTAGTAGCTATAAATAGAACACAAAAATCTTCATTCCTTAAAGGTCAAAATATAAGTTTAATCTAATGCCATACGGACAAAGATACACAATAACACAAGTGTTAAGAGATGGGAGTAGCTTAATAGCTAGAATTTACGAAAAGGATTATACTCTTTCAGTAAAAAGTTATGATGCTATTAATATTAGTTTAGAGTCTAATGCTAGTAATGATGAACCTTTAGCTGGTATTATTTCATCACAATTAAATATATCTTTTTTAACAACAGAAGAAGATGGGGAAGATTTTCCTACTATATTGAGTTTTGACATTCGTAAATATTTTGTTAAATTATATAATGGAGATACTCTTTTATGGTGTGGATTTTTATTTAACGATTATGTTCAAATTCCTTTTACAACAGGTAATGTTCAAGTTGATTTAGTTGCAATAGATGGGTTATCATTTTTAGAATATACGGATTTTATTTATGAAGAAGGTTTAAGTATAAATGAAACTAATAGGCTTATTGATGTAATTGCAGAAACTTTAAACATTATTAATTATCCAGACCCTATTGAATTACTTACTTCTTGTTCTTATTATGCAGAGGGTATGTTTGATAGAGGAGATGCTTCTGGAGATGAACCATTTTCACAAACTTACCAATATAGAAGGGATTTTGTAGGATTAAATTATTACGAGGTTTTAGATAATATTGTAAAATCTTTTGGGTGCAGATTATTTCAAAGCGATGGTAAATGGCAAATATTAGCTATTAACCAAATGGCTTTATCTACAAGATATTTTACTAATTATGTTATTTATCCAACTGTAAGTAATGCAGGTAGTGGAACAATAGATAAAAACATAACTATTGAGCCATACCAAGAAGGTAATGTTCATTTTGTTAATAATGCTCAAAATAAAATAGTTAGAAAAGGGTATCCTAAAATAATTGTAAAAGGAGATTTTAGATATGCAGATAACTATGTTCACAATGGCAATTTTAAAGGATATTATAATAGAGATACTCCTCCATCATTTTATCCTTTCCCTTATGGATGGGATTTATTTACAAGTGGCACTCCTAGTCAAATTTATGTAAATTTAACAATAGATGATGAACTATCTTCTAATACATTAAGCATTCAAAAACCTATTGGGGTAGGCACTTCTTCTTATGTAGAAATGCAACAAGTTGTTCCTCCTTTAAATCCTTATATGTATTTACCATATATGAATGGACCAAGTTTTGACATAAAATTTGCATATAGAATTGGTGTTTCTGGTAATAAAGCAAAACTTATTATAACAATTACAAATCCAGCCACATCTATTACTTATTATTATAATAGTTCAAATGCTTGGCAAACTGCATATACTTTTGTAGATATTAATAAAGTAGATGAAGGAAATTATACTGATTATTCATTAAAGGTTTTAATAAACACACAAAATACTCCAAGTGGCGCATCAGTTAAAGGACACGTTAAATTAAGATTTTTAGTAGATGGTGGAACTCCATTCCCACAATATGAATCAATAAGTATTAGAAGTGTTTCTATAACTCAAAATTATACAACAATTCGTTCAGTAGATGTAACTAGACAAATTGGCAATGAAAATACTACAATTAAAGAAATTGACCAACCTTATGGAAGTTTCTTAAATAGCTTTGCAGTTAATAATAACGTAGGAAATTTAGTAGATGCTGATGGCATATCTTATCAAAATTGGTATCGTTATCCAGATACAACTAATGTTTTTGAGTTATTACCAATGCTTATAGCTAGACAATATTCTAACCTATTAAATAAGAACTTTGGTACTTTAGAAGCAGATTTAGGAAAGTTTAAAACTGCTAAAGGATTAAACTATTTAGACAAAGTTTATTCGGTACAAGATTTGTCAACTAATGCACTTTCTTATGATGATAAAACATTTATGTTAAATAGAGGTAGCGTTATCCCACAAATTGATGAAGTAGATTCTTTTCAGCTTATAGAAATAACAAACGTGGATAATGATTCCGTTGAAACAATAAAATATAATATACAGTAAAATAAAAGACTAAATTTGTATTATGGCAAACGCAGTAAACGGAAAAAATGTGATGCTTTATTGGCATAGAACAGATGTTGACCCAGAGGTTGATGTTGCTTTCGCTTGTAGTACAAATTGTTCTTTTAATGTAAGCGTAGAACAAAAAGAAATAACATCTTATGCTTCAGCTTGGTTTAGAGAATATAAAAATGATGTGGCTACTTGGAGTGTAACTTGTGATGGATTAATTATTTTAAGTGGATTTTCTTATTTGTTTATGTTAGAAAAGCAGTTAGCAAGAGAACCAATAGAGATTAAGTTTGTAGTGGATAATGGAGTTGATGGTTTAACAATTATTAACGGAACTTGTAATATATCAAGTTTAGCAATAAATGCTCCTGTTAGAGATGTGGCTACTTACAATATTAGCCTACAAGGTACAGGTGCATACAATACAACAGGAACGGAGGTTGACCCAAGCGGTGTAATTATAGTAGGTGCAAATCCTGTTAAGACAAAAGGTTACACGGCAAGTGGTGGCGAAACATCAATTACTTTTGCGGACACAATTGGTTATGCTTGTTTGTACGTTTCAAGAGGTGGTGTGGATGCGCAAAACATTTTAACAACAGGAACTCCAACTGGTGATGATGTTAAGTTTATAAGTTCAACTGGGGTTCTTACTTTTGGTAGACCTTTAGAAGCTGGGGAGTATATAAGAATGTTAGCACAATAAAAACTATATGAAACAAATTAAAAACTATCCTAATTATTATCTTACCCTAAGTGGTAAGGTATTTAACTTAAAAACTATGAAATGGTTAAATCCTTTTATAGCAAATAATGGGTACTATTCGGTTTGTTTATATAATGAAAATGGTGGTAAATATAAGTTATTGCATAGGTTAATTATGGAAACTTATGTTGAGAATATAGATGGCAAAAAATATGTAAATCATATAGACGGAGTAAAAACAAACAATAGCATTTTTAATCTTGAATGGTGTACGCATAGTGAGAATATGCAACATTCTTGGAAAAGTGGGTTAAGCAAAACAAGTGAAAAGAATAGACAAAATGGTAGAAATACAATTCACATTGCTTTAAAGGCGGCAAATGAATTGAAAAGAAAGAAGGTAATAGATTTATCAAATGGTAAGATTTATAATTCTACAAATGAAGCTGCTTTTGAATTAGGGTACAAAAAACCAACTTTGTCAAATTGGCTAAATGGACATAGGGAAAATAAAACAAGTTTAAGATATTTATAAATTTAGATAAATGAGTCAATTACAAGTTACAGGCGAAGCAAAGATTAGGGATATACAAGGTCCAGTAGTGGCTAATAGTGGTGTAATAACCGCTTTAGATGGTGCTGCAAATCAATATGTGAGAGGTGATGGTACTTTGGCTATTTTTCCATCTTCAAGTGGTGGTGGTAGCTCGGTTTCTTATTATTTAAACGGAAGTGTCAATCAAGGCACTTTTGGTGGTTCTACTTATTACCAAATGAGTAGGAACGCAATAGTAGGTACAGGAACTAACTTTTCAACTTCAAGTGATGGTTTGATTGCTCAATTTATTAC